GATCCAAATAATCCAAACAGATTGAATTTTGTATTACCTACTGATCTGGTTAATCTGTTCCATATTGGCGCTACCACTATTCAGTTCAGATTATAAATACTGGAGCGCTCCACCTTGGAGCGCTCTCATAAATTAGGAGGGTTCTTATGTCAAGCGTTAACCGTAGAGCAGGTGTAATATACTTGCGTAAAAATGGAGTTCTTCTTGAGGCAAAGGGGAGTTTTTCCCATAATATTAATCCATTTAAAAGAGAAACCATTCTCTCGACAATGGGGGTATCTGGCTACAAGGAAACTCCTCAGGCATTGTTCATTGAGGGAGAGTTAACAGATTCAAAAGATCTGGACTTGCAGCTTCTTTATTCCGGCGATAACGATACCATAACGCTAGAAGAGGCAAACGGCAAAACGGTTGTTTTGAGAAATGCCTGGTACGCTGGTGATGGTACGGTTGGAACAGAAGATGGTAATGTTAGTGTTCGTTGGGAAGGTATTTCTGCAGAGGAAATAAAATAATCATGGAACCTATTATAATAAAACTTGATTTTCCAATCCTTCACGGATCAGAAGAAATAACAGAGGTCGTTATTGCTAGACGTTTGCAGGTTGCAGATATGAAAGGCACTGGAAACTTATCTGATCTTGATCGAACTATAAAGCTTGTAGAACGTTTAACATGTCAACCTCCATCTGTAATTGATAAAATGGATAGTTTGGATTTCAAAAAAGTTTCGGATATTTTAGAAAGTTTTTTATCTCCCTCCCAGTAGACTGGGAACGTCTAACAGGCCTACTGGCAAAGTTTTTTCATTTTCAGCCATCTGAATTACTTGCAATGGATGGTGATGACTTAATGTTCTGGCTAGAACGATTTAGAGAGCAAAACGATGTCAATAAAACCGATTAAGGTTCCAATAACAGCAGTTGATAATTATTCTTTAGCAATGAGTAAATTTACTGCTAAAGTAAAAGGTTTGCATGCTCCAGTAAAAAAAATATCTGCTGAAATGAAAAATGTAGGAAGGGGTTTTGCTTCCGCATTTTCATCTGTTGCAAAAATTGGTGCTGTTGGCGTTGGTGCTGGAGCTGGTTTGATTGCTCTTGTAAAGTCTAGTGCTGAAGCTGGAAATAGCTTATTAAATGCAAGTAAGAGGATGGGAATTAGTGTTGAGGCATTACAAGAATTACGTTATGCTGCAACACAATCTGATATTGACATTGAGGCGTTTGATCAAAATTTAGAGCGCATGGGAAGAAATGCTGCAAAAGCTGCAGCGGGCGTTAAACAAAATTCTGCAGTTTTTAATGCACTCGGAGTAAGGGTAAAGGATGCTTCGGGTAAAATGAGAAGCATTGATGATATTTTTACAGACGTAACATCCGCAATGGAAAAACTTCCTGATCCTCTGACTAAAAACCGTGTAGCTGTTGAGCTCTTTGGTAAATCAGGAGGCGTAATGATTCAAATGCTTTCTGGAGGGACAAAAGAATTATTAAAGCAACGAGAAGCAGCACGGAGGCTTGGGATAATATCAACTGAAAATGCAGAAGCTACAGCAACGTTTGACAGCGCATATAAGGACTTGATGTATTCATTAACAAACACGAGAAACATTTTTGCTGGTCAACTATTTCCTATGTTTACGGGGTTATCTCAACAACTTACTGAGATCCTGGTTAAAAAGAGACCTGAAATAATTGCGTTCGGTAAATCTCTTGCTGAAAATCTCCCTGGGATTTTAAAAAATATCGGTGATGCTTCAAGGTTTGCATATGAAACTATTGTTCCAATGATAAATGTAGTAAGTAAAATTGCAAAAATTATTGGCCCGGCAAATCTTGCTTTTGGTATTATGTCCTTTGTTATTGTGAGTAAATTAGTTCCGGCAATCGTTTCTTTAGTGCAAGTTTTCAAATTGTTAAATGTAGCCGTTATTGGCTCTCCTCTATCGCTAGCTTTGGCAGGTCTTACAGTTTTTGGGGTTGCTGTTGCAGCTACTGTTGGCCATTTTGCATCTCTAAACAAAGAATATGAGCGAATGGCAGAGATGAAAAAGAAATTTGGTAATGGCCCTGTTGAGATTAAAACATCTGACCAGGCGAATACCGCAAAAATTTCCCGGCTTAATGATTTGTATATAAAATCACTTAAAAATAATGGAAATTCATTTACAGAAGCTGATTATGCAGAACAGACCAGATTAGAAAAAGAACTTACTTCATCAGGATTTGATATTGGCGGTCAGGATTTTCAAACGCGAATAAACAAAGTTTCTGGATTATGGGCTGAAAGGTCTGGTGCAAATCGCAATTCACAGTGGCTAAATAATGGTGGTCAAGCAACAGTAAGAGTTGAATTTAAAAATACTCCTCCAGGTACAAATGTAAATGTATCAGAGTCTGATATTCCAATTGATTTAAAAATGGGTTATAACTTGGTGCAGCCATGAGAGATAATTTAGAACCTGCTTCATTTAGAGGAATTTCATTTTTTGTACAGTCTGGGAATATGACTGGTGGACAACATATTATTACCCATGAATATCCAAATGCAGATCATTACAATGAGCATCTTAATAAAAGACCCCGTGAATTTTCCGTAGCTGGATTTGTTATAGGTGATGATTATAAAAATCGAGCAGAGGCATTAGCTCAGGCGTGCGAACAGGGAGAGTCTGGTTTACTGGTGCACCCGTGGATTGGTACAGTAGTAGTATCAGTTACTGGCTACAGTATAGAGTGGTCATATTCTGATCAAAGAATGGCAATGATAACATTTAATTTCATTGCAGAACCAGAAGCCAAAAAAAATGTTATTGTTGAGGATAATTTTACTGTTGTTTTACAGGATACAAAAACAGCTGCATTGTCTGTAAATAATAGCCTAGCAGCATTACTTCAAAAAACTCCTATTGCATATGTTGCTGATGCTGCAGAAAAAACAATCAGAACAGCATTTGATTCAATTAAAGCAGTAAAAAATCAAGCTAGAAAATCAGCTGAATTTTTACAGCGAATTCACAAGCTTGATGCTGAATTATCGCTATTAATATCTGCACCTGCGGATCTCTCATCAGCGTTTATTGATTTAATAGCATTTGGTTTTGGTGCTGGAACAGAATCTAGCCCGTATATTGGCCAGGCTACATTTAAAGATTTACAGGAAGTATCAAATTTATTTACGTTCGGTTCAGATTTTGTTGATCCTGTTGGAGCATCACCGAGTGTTCTCGTTGAAAAACAGAACCAAAATGCGATTAGAGATTCTGTACGTTTATCAGCAACAGTAATTACTGGTCGTATTGCTGCTGATTTACAGTTTACATCATATGATCAGGCTATTTCTACACAAAAAAATATTGCAGATCAAATGGACTCTATTTTAGAATCGGATATTTCAGATGATTTATATATTACAATTAGCAAATTAAAATCATCTGTAATTACTGATATAAATTTAAGAGCTGCAAATTTATCCAGAGTCCAGGATTATACACCACAGGCAACTATGCCTAGCCTTGTATTGTCGTATAAACTGTACGGTACCATTTCGAAGGAAAATGATTTAATAGCAAGGAATAACATTAGATATCCATTATTTGTTAATGGTGGTGTTCCAATAGAGGTGCTATCTAATGAGTAGTATTGTGACTCTATTAATAAATGATATTGCATACTCAGGATGGAAGTCTGTTTCAATTTCCCGTTCCATCGAGGCTATATCTGGAAGTTTTAAATTAGCTGTTACCAACCGAACATCAAACAGTTTATCAGCATTAAATATTAAAACTAATGATGCATGTGAATTATACATTGATAACGATATAGTAATTACCGGGTACGTGGATAATGTTGAAATATCTGCATCTGCAACTGATCATGTGATTAATATATCCGGCAGGGATAAAACGAAAGATATTGTTGATTGTTCAGTCATCAATTGTCCTTCCGAATTCAAGAATGATACGCTTATGAATATTGTTAGTAAAATTGCTGCACCATATAACGTATCTGTAAAAAGTAATGTCGGTAAAAGCGTAGTTGAAAAATTCGCAATTCAGCCTGGTGAAAGATGTTTTGAAGCTATCGATAGATTATGTGGATCTCATGCAGTACTGGCCACATCAACACCTGATGGGAATATTTTATTAACCAGGTCGAGTGAAAATTATGCAGATGATGATTTAATCTGGTTTAAAAACATAATATCAGCAAATGCAAAATATTCATCATCAGATCGTTATAATAAATATACGGTTATTGGGCACAGACCTGGAACAGATGAGAGTGATGTATCTGCAGATGCCCAGATTAAAGCTTTCGCTACTGATCCAACAGTAAAAACAAACCGCGAATTAATAATTATAGCTAACAAGATTGCATCTGTTGATCTAGCACAACGCAGGGCTCTATGGGAGGCAGCTGTCAGGGCTGGCCGATCTGCAACAGTGGATATTACTGTACGAGGCTGGAGGCAGTCTAGCGGTGCGTTATGGATGCCTAATTTACTTGTTGATGTTTCCATTCCTCCACTGCAGGTTGAATACCATACAATGCTTATTGGCGATATCACCTTTAATTTTGGACTTGACAGTGGGTTTATTACCCAGATGTCACTTAAAAGAGCAGATGCTTATTTACCAGAGCCTCTTCCAGAAAAAACTACAAAAGTTAAAGTTGATCCATGGGCTTCGGTTCGCGCAGCAACAAAGAGTAAACTATGATTAAAATGCTAGAATCAATTGTCAGGCGTTTGCAACTTATGATTGCACGATCTGTAATAAATTCTGTATCAGATTCTGGTGGCATACAGAGTGCGCAGGTACTATGCTTGAGTCAAGAGGTGCACGATGATGTCCAGAGAATTCAGCAGTACGGATTTACAAGTAACCCAAAGCCAGGTGCACAGGCTATAACTTTATTCTTTGGGGGAAATCGTGAGGATGGAGTAATTATATGCACGGATGATAAGCGCTACAGATTAAGGAGTTTGCAACCTGGAGAAGTAGCGCTTTACACAGATGAAGGTGATTCAATACAGTTAAAGCGCAATAACGAAATAAAAATAACGTCAAGCGGTACAGTTAAAATTGAATGTGATGATGTTGAAATCGGTGGTGGAACCATGCGAAAACTTATAGATGAACGGATGATTGATATTTTTAATACGCATATACACGCCTCTTCCGGTGTTGTACCATCAACATTAATTACCGTACCCTCAACAGTTACCACGACTAAAACAGCAGCTTCATAATGGCAGATGTAAAATTATCATACAATAGCGATTCAGGAGAGTTTGATATTAATATTGCTAATGGTGATTTCGAACTTGACGACAGCCTTGAAACCTCAGTAATAATTTCTCTTTTTACTGATAAACAATCCTGGTGGGCTGATGAAACTTTGCCTGATGAGGATAGTATAGGTTCTCTACTCTACACATTAAAAAACAAAACCATTACAAATGATTTACTGAATAAAATGCGCACATACGCATTGGATTCGTTGAGCTGGTTATTAATCGATGGTGTTGCAAAATCTGTTGATGTTACTGTGACTAGAGTTAATCAAAATCGAGTTGATTTAAATGTAGTTATTACTAAGCCAGATAATCTGATTTTTAAATATAAACTTCCTTGGGATTCGTTGAGGTAATATGCCATTTGTAAGACCAACACTAAATGAAATTATAGCGCGTATGGAGGCTGATGCATCAAGTAGGTTATTGAATAATGCCCCTGTATTGCGCAGAAGTTT